AAGGGCTACGTCAACGAAAGCCATATTAGTTCCCTTCCTCTAATAGATTCTTAGAGTTATCTACATACATATCTTCTAATTTTTGAATATCTGTCTCATCCGTTGAGTAGATATTTTGAAATACCACTGTCTCAATAATGTAAGCCACCTTACGACCAGGCTTTGCCACAAATGTCGTAGGAGCTACTAGCTCATGTCTTGAGCCATCTGGATTTACAATAATCATGCGTCCAGACATCATGTTACACAGATGTTCTACTTTGTGATGCTTGCCAACTATGACTGATCCAGCTGGCATGGTAACTTCTTTAATATACAGACCTGGTCCAAAATGATGCTTTTCTTCGCATTTGATCTGCTGTGTATTCTTACTGGTATCAAGCAAAGCCCCTACTTTCTTTTCTAGAAGGTTGGCTATCTTTGTTTTAGATACAGTCAAATTCATAGCGTTGCTTTGAAAGGAAACTTTGGATTGTCAGATTTCTCAATAGTTGCACCCATTTTCTGCAATACAGAAGTGGTAATAGGGGCTGGAGATCTATCGTAAATTACTTTAATACCGTTGCCTTTGAGCTGTTTCACAAAGTATTTCATGTCATCAGCTAAGTCTTTCATTGTGCCAATAGTAAAGAAATGCACTTGCCCCATGTCTTCGCCTAATGGCTTAAAACCCATAACGGAAGATTCATAAGGAACTAATTTAAGTCCTTCTGCCACTTCTTTTTGTACGCCCTGCATACCTGCTTCTAAGGGTATACCCCTATTTCTAAAGTAGTTAGCAAGAACTTGTGAGGTTTTGTCTGTCTTTTGCACTTTGTCAATAGCCGTTAGACCACCCTTTGCATAGCCTTTGTATTCGTTTGTTTTAAAAGAATCAAATCCATATTCTTTATTAAGATTACGCTCATAGCCAGCGCCCATTTGATTTAACGCAGAAGTACCTTTTGCAGCTGCCATACCAGCCATTGGGCCACCAAAAGCACTGGCTACACCGCCTACTACTGCTGGAGCTACCGAATCTGCAAACCGCCCAGCTGACATATCGTTTCCTTGTTTAGCCCCTAAAGCATAGGCAGATTCACTTGGACCGCCAAACATATTGGTTGTAGGTTTATAGTGGGTTCCAAGGGCGCTATTCCATACATAGGCTTCTGCAGGAGTGTTTATTCCTAGCAAGGCTTGCTCTGGGTTTTTGCTATAGGTATCCCCTGCGCTTTGCAGGTGGGTAACAGGAGTTTGGACTAAGCTGTCAAAGAATCCCATATATGCCTCACAAGGTTGAATTGATTGAAGTTTATCATTTAAACGGTAGTCCCATCAGCTTTTTTCCACACAGTACCGTTATACCAAATTGGCCTATCTAAAGTAGTGTCATAGTAAAACTGACCTATTGGTAAAGGGTTTTGTACGCTGTCTACTGGTCTTTTTGCTGTAGTTCCAGATAAAGGAATGGCTATAGCTTGGGTAAAGTTATCAATTTGGTTGAAGTACAAACGTAAAACATTTAACAACTGGTCTTGATATTGTTGATTGTAGTCAACTGGACCAATTGGTAAATTGGGGGCTTTTGATGGACGTAATGGTGCGTTATAACTCATCTTCTGCCATCTGGACGAATATCAATACGAGGGCTACCTAGCTGCCAAGCTGTTCCTATGTCGGCAGATTCAATCCTAAATGCCATTTGCCTACCACGCAGACGGGTATATACCTGACCAGTAAACTCTTGGACGTTATAAACGCTGGCATTAGCATAGTTATTTCCGCTAACTACCGCTGGGTTATCGGCTGTTCCGTATGGTGTACCAGAGTTTTGACGAGGCCTAACTGTCATGGTTACTTGCGGATTATTTACATTTGAGCCGTTAAAGTTAACGTCAGGCAATATACGCCAGACAAAACCAAAGTTATGACCATCTCCAATGTCAAAATCAGAAGACTGGACATAGGATTCAATAGCTCTGGCTGTTAAACCTGATACGTCATCTACGCCATTTTCGTGGTAAAGCAGATATCCATAACCACCTACCGCAGATAATGTTCTAGAAGACACGGTTTGGGCTATGCTTATGTTATAGGTTCCAGTGTTACCAGTTCCAGTGCCATAACCAATAATCTGCGTTCCTGAAGTAATGCCAGTGCCTGTTAGGGTGGTATCAAGATTAATTACCCCAGAAGATAAGCTGGTAACAGTTAAGGTTGTGCCTGATATAGATCCAGTAAAAGTTGCATTATTAAGATAATTTGCAGCCACAGGGTATTGTTGGGTTCCAGTTTGCAGCCAAGCAGTTCTAGCCATATTGCCGTAATACCAAACACGATCTAAATAATTGTAAATAACATATTTGTTAACTTGGTTTCCTTCACTATTGCTGCCAACATAGAACCACCATACTTCGTTGTATCCTTCATTAGCTCCAGAGAAAATTTCAAATCCTTGGTCTTGATTAATATCGGCAAAAATGTATTGACGTAATGAGCAAGGAAGGGTTTCTACCCGTCCAGAATACATATAGAACTTTTCAACACCCATCCAATAGGTTACGTTATTAACTGTAACCATGGCGTTGGGAGAAATAATGGAGATATTGTCCATCAAAATCTGGAATCCCCAAACATAAGGAGCGCCCAAATACTGCATAGAGTAAATGGCAGAATCAGTCCAAACTAAAATTTCTTGGCGGGTTGTACGAGCGCTAACAATATAAGAACCATTAGATAAACGGAACTCACCAGACTGATTGGTTACTTGTGGAACCCATTCATATGGGTTTTCTTGGTCAGACCAGCGCACAAGCATTGGGTCAAATATTGTTTCAGAATCAGTTGATAAATAAGAATTAGCTCCAAAAGCAATTACAAATCTTTGAATTGAAGATGCAATAATTTGGAAAGTAGCATTAGGCACAAACTGTCCGTCATAACCAAGGTCAGTAGAAAGTTTTGCCAATAACTGTGCTCTAGTTCCTACACCAGAAATAGCTGACCAATAATAAATAGCACCGCCACGAGGCGCAATTACAAGGTCTTGACCATAATTATCGTTTGACCATAGGCGCAATTGTTGACCAATACCAACATCGGCAGCTGATCCCCATGGACGGATGCCGTATTCTGGATAAGCAATAACATTAGTTCCACCGCCATTTGTAGATGATATTGCTGTTACGGATGCCGTTCCAGTGCCAGAACCTGGACCAGTTGCAGTAAAAGATACTCCAACAGTATTAGAAGAAGCTCCAATAGCTGTAAAATCTGTAGTTCCTACAAAAGTAATTATGTATGTAACTCCTGTTCTAAAAGAACTAGCGTTAGCATTTGGCAGCGTAATTGTATAAGTATTGGCATTTACATAAGTAATTTCAAATGCTCTACCATTTATTAAGGTAGCTTCCACTGCTGGATCTGTACTATAACCAAGCATCCCATAAGTGCCAGTACGAAAACCAATAGTTCCAAAAAATCCATAAACAGATGGAGCTGGAGTAATGTTGGTAACACCAGAAAAAGCTACCCAAACAATAGATGCAGTGCCAGACCCAGTACCTGCGCCAGTGGCAGTAAAAATTGTACCTACTGTATTGGCTGAAGCGCCAATAGAAGTAAAGCTAGTGCTTCCTACGGATACAATTTTATATTGCTTACCAACGGTAAAACTTCCTGCGCTAGTTAAATATCCGTTTGCAGTTTCAGTCACAGTTACAGTAGAGCTGCCTTGAACTACGCTGAAAGGATTTGTACCTAAAGTAGTTGGTACAGTAGGAGACCAAGGCCCAGCTCCCCAACCATTGCTGGTTGTATATACGTCATTACCTACTGGATACTCGTATTGGATTGTTACTGTTCCACCACCAGTTCCAGTAGAAGAAGCATTTGCCGTAGCTGTAATCTTAAAAGTAGTTGGTGTTAATACGGCAGAAACAACATACTCACCGCTGATTGTTAAGCCTCCAACTGTTGTAGTGCTAGTCAAAATAACATAGTCATTGATACTAGGAGTAATCCCACTAACTCCATCAGTTACAGTAACTTGATCTGATCCACTTACGGCTGAAAATGGATTGGCTGCTAGGGTAGTAGTAGTATTGTTGCTGCTATTAAGCAACAAAGGAGTCACATCATTAAATGAGCTACCCTTTTCAATGTAGTATTTTTTGCTAGTGCCAATACCAATATAGTTATTGCTATTTACATCTACCCAATTCCACAAAGAACGGCAAATACCAACAAAAGTGCTATTAGCAAATCGAACCCAGCCACCAATTTTTTCTGGAAAGCCAGAACGAAACCGAATTTTATCCCCGTCATACCAACCGCCTTCGTTGGCGTAATCAGTACCTTCTCGGTTAAGACCAGGTCTAAATTGTAGTTTCTGTAATGGCATACGGGTTTACCCTAGGAATACGTTCTTGTTCCAGTTTTATCAATGATAAGGGCTTGTCGTCTTGGTGTCATGTCTTTTGTATTAGGAACTGAGATATGTGTCCAGCGATCAAACTCACGAATCACTTGGTCATATCCAATACCAGAAGCAATAACCGCTTTAACAACTTCATCTGGTGTCATGCCTGGCACACGAATGTCTGCCGCACAACCAATCCGATGTTGACTGCTATCTTTTGATCCTACAGAATCATTTACCTGTTTGCAACGGAAAGCCGAGTTAACCATAATTGGCTTGCCACTTAAGACGTTTTTAACTTCTTCAAGGAAAGCCGCTAAACGTTCTAAGTTAGCTTTTTCTGCATCATTAGGAGTGTTATCAAACTCACGGTGATCCGTGTGGGTTAGCTCGTCAAGGGTAAAGTGTTCACTTAGATTCATCTTTTGACCTCTTCATATCCATGATCTTCTCAAGCGTACGACCACCAAAATAAAAAGACATAATAAGCATACCCCACTGCCCAAGCAACTCTACATAGTTGTTGTTTACCTCAATATCCCAAGCGGACATCATGGCAAAGGTAGAGTAAACAACCAATATAAATACAAGGGTACCTGGGCGAATGTTTTTAGATAGCCAAGAATCAGAAGCCATGTCAGCTTGCTGTCTTTTAGTAAGTTCTTGTTGCTCCGCAGTATCCGCTGCAATTCTAGCCAGCTCACCATTCTGTTGCATCTCAAGTAGCTTTAGTTTGGCTTGCTCCGCCTGTGCTGGGTCTGGAAATACCTTGTCTAGTATCTTACCGCCAATGTCTAGTAGTGCGCCTAGTGGAAACATTATTTTTTCCCCTTTTCTCGTTCTTCAAGTAATTGCACCTTAACTTGTAGCTGGTGAATATCTCTATAAATTTCTTCTTTCATTGCGTGGCGTTTTTCGGCTGAAAGCGGAGAATCAGTTGGTACATTTTCTTTAGTAATTAAAGCTGGCATCTGCCCTTCAATCTTGGTAAGTCTTGTAGAAAAGTCTGATACTTGACCTAACAGCCAAGCCAAACACGCTACAACAATCGGCAATACCGCCTTTAAAATGTCTTGGATATTCATTTAAAACGCCCCCAAAATAAACTTAAGCCACAGCGTTACAATCAGCGCAGCTACAAAACAATAAAACTGTACCCGCCTAATTTCTTTTAAATCATGTTGAAACTCTTCATTGGCCTTGCGTTCAAGGTTTTCAATATCCAGCTTGATTTTTAACACCGACTCCCACTCTTTAGCTCCATACTGCTTAACAAACTTAATCTTTAAATTCGCTTCTTCATCAGAGATTTGTTTCTTTCGTTTCCACTCTTCAAGCGCTTTAACCAGCGCCTGTTCTTTCTTTAACTCTGCCTCTCTAGCTTCTCTGCGTCTTTCTTGGGCTTTCTTTTGCGCTACATCTAATCCGTCTTGTTGTATACCTTCTATACTTTTAGACAGCCCTTTACTAGCCTCCCGACTTGCATCAAGGCTACCGCTAAGAGTTTTTACTCCTTCGGATATTCCAAATGGGTCTGGCATACAACACTTTTAAATGCCTCTTTTATATTGATGGTTTTGGTTGGTTTGTTGTTAAAACTGTTCCATCCCAAGTAAATCCAATATCACCAGCACCTAATGTTTCAATTAAAACAAAATCAGTAATTTTTCCATCTACAATTACTGCGTTCCAAACCATTGTTGGAGTAGTTGATTGAACTAAAGCAATAGAACCTGATGGTGGTGTCCATATAGTAGTATCACCATTCCAAACGCAAACATTAGTAACAATATTAGATTCAATAATTAAATAATTTTGTTCAACAAATGCTTCAATCATAATTTTCTCCAATTACCATTCAATTAAAACTAATCCAGCTTTACCACTACCACCGCTTACAGATGTATTGTTATTACATACTACTCCACCCGAACCTCCAGCACCATAAGCACCGCCAGCTATACCAGCAATTCCTAAATTAGATGAACCAGTACCACTTGCAGAAGCTACTGCTTGACCACCACCACCAAAAATAGAATTTCCACCATAACCGCCAACACCTACTGTTACGGAATCTGTATAACCAGTTCCATATCCACCGCCACCACCAGTTTGATTTATTGTTCCATTTGTAGCTGTTCCACCAGAACCGCCAGCATAAGCGGCAGAACTAGCAGCTCCAGTATAGCCACCTGTACCACCACCACCACCACTGCCAGTAATAGTTGTGATTGTTTGAGTGCCTGAAGCAACAGTAGTATTTCCACCACTACTGCCACTACCAGTGCCACTACCACCACCACCAGCAGCACCAATGGTAACCGCTAAAGTATTTCCAGCAGTTAATCCAGTTAAGTAAGAAATTGCCGCACCGCCAGCACCGCCTCCGCCACCGCCAGCCGCACCACCGTTATAATAATTACCTCCACCACCGCCACCACCACCTACAACAGTAATTTTAAGTGCAGTAACGCCAGTAGGAATAGTAAATGTTCCGTTGGCTGTAAACGCTTGACCTCTTTCGCCTACATAAGCGGATGTAGATGAATTTGTAACAGTCACCGCACCAGTAGCACCTGATATAGAAATGCCTGTGCCAGCAACAATAGAAGTTACTCCAGAGTTAGTAACAGTTAAAGCGCCTGTAGTAGATGAAACAGAAATACCTGTACCAGCCGAAACTGAAGCTACGTTTGCATTTGTATTAACTGGCGCAGTTGTCTGCGTAGTCGCATCGTTAAAGGTTAGCGTTGTGCCTGTAGTTGTAATTGCCATGTGTTGCTCCTAATTATGGGGTAGTGCCAGATACTACTGAAGTAAGCACTTTAAAGTTTCCAGACGAATCTATACTAGCTACGTTTGATCCGTTATAGCTAAAAATTAGTTTTGTGCTGTTTGGTGTAATAGCCCAACCGCCTGTATTAGCAATAGATCCAGCGCTGCCTGTAGTATTAGCAGTGATGGGATTTGCAAATGTGACTACCTGTGACGAGCTAATTGATATAGCATTTACGCCACTAGTCTGGATAACCATTGCTCCAGAAGTATCTGCTGTAACGTTTAATGCTGTTGCTGAGGTAGTCCCAGCATTTAGGGTAGTTGCCATATTAGGTTCCTGATGTAGAAGCCAGCAAATAGTAAACAGTGCCACCAATATTGATAGCAACTTTATTAGTCACAGTGTTTGTTGTAGATGCAGTAACCCCTGTCGATGCCAAGGCATTACCAGTAACCGTTGGAAAAGTAATAGTCGGTGTACCCGCAACGCTAGGAGCAGCTAAGGTTAAAGTACCGCTTGTATCGCCAGCAATTGTAAGTTGTCCCATAATTTATCCTAATATAGCTTTTACTTCATCTTGAGTTAAACCTAATGCGGCTAGTTTAGCTAGTGCAGAAGCCTTTGTATCAATGACTGATTGAGCATCAGCTTGTGCTTGTGCAGTTACGGCTTGTAGGTCATAAGCTACTTCTTTGCCGTTAGCATCATAAGCAATATTGCCTACTGTACGAACTACATTAGGATAAAGTTTGTAAATTGCTTCTGTAATATTAAGCATACGCAACTTCCATTAAAGTAATTGTGGAATAACCTTGACCTACTGAAGCATCAAGCAATTGAGCATAAATTGTTCCTGCACCAGTTAATCTAGCAAATCTTGTTTTATAAATAGTTGCTGATGTGGTTGCTGGAGAATCTAAATAAACAAGGGATGATTGACCTGGACCATAAGGAGTGCCGTCAGCAAAATTAATTACATCTGTTCCTGCACGATTTATTGCAATTTGACCAGCTGAAGAACTTGCACTATAAATATTTTGTGAAACAAGAACTAAAATTTTATTAGCAGAATTAGTTGGTGTAATTGTTGCAGTTAAGCCAGTATCAGCTAATGTAGAAGATGTAGTAGTTACTTGTGTTGAGTAAGTAGCACTAACTACTTGCACAATCACTTGCCCTGAACCACGAATAGTAACTGCCATGATTACACCTTAATGGCTCGTAAGCCTTCTAAAGTTGTTTCGGCATCTGCCAAAGAAGTTACATCACGCAAACGATTCTTTTCAGCCACGATTGCAGTAGTGTCAGCATTAGCTTCTTGTGCTCTTTGAAACGCTACATCCTGTGCTGCTAAGAGTGGTTCTCTTTCGGCTCGTAAACGCTTTTTGGTAATTTCTTTAGCTTTAGCTAGGCTAACTTCTACCTTGCCATCAACCAGTTCCCAAGCATCAAAGAAGTCATTGTGCTGATTAGGCAAAGAAGATTGTTCAACAATCATTGCACCTTTAGGGCAGTCTTTAGCTAATACTGCTTCGATTGAAATTTCGCCAGTAGGGATGCAAACTGATACACCGCCATTGTCGTTAGTAAAAATAATTGCTTGTGTCATTTTGATTCCTTTTAATTATCTAAATATTGCAACAGAAGTATCGTAACTATCAGTTGCTTCAGTTACAAACCGACATTGAGTTGTTGATTTTAATGTTGGAGCAGAAGCCGCACCACCGCTTGAATATATATCAATAGTAGTAGAATTTGATGCAGTTGCCATACCAGCACAAGCGTAATTTGTATCAGCAAAAGCATTAGTAAAACTTAATGTGTAATTTCCTGATGAATTTCTTGTTACAGAGCTAACATTGTAAGAAGCATTAATAGATGCTGTATTTCCATTCCAGTTACACCAAGCCTTTGCAGAACCTTGAATACAGTTAGTAGAAGAAGTGCTATTAGTGCCGTCTGATAGCGTTGATATTGTTAGTGTGCCAGCCATGATTTATCCTTATGAACTAATTACAATAAAATCAGGCGCCCAGCTATATTTAGCAATATCACCTGAAGTATTGTTTGGGTAACCAGCAAACATAGTAAAGCTAGAAGTTGATTTTGATACTATGTTAAATATTATTCCTTGGGCACTGCCAGCCGCACTTCCCCCAAAAACAATTGCATAATTAGCGTTTGGCATTGCTGTTGAAAAAGTAACTGTATAACTTCCTTGTGCTGTTTGAGTTAGGCTTGAAATATTAAATGCACTATTTAAAGTTGGTTGACCAGCACTACTTACATAAGAGTAACTTCCCCATGCTTTAGCAATACCAGTCATGCCGTTTTGCGTGGCAAGGACACCGCTACTTGCTCTTAATGTATCAATCGTTAATTGACCAGCCATAATTTATCCTTTAAACAATAACCCAATTTGAGTCGGTTGGAATTGTTACCGTTATGCCAGTAGCAATCGTAATGGGTCCTGAACTCATGCCGTTATTTCCTGCAGTCATTGTATAGTTAGCGTTGATGGTTTGTCCATTTTCGTATACTACTCCACCAGCTACAAGTCCAGTTACCCCACCAATCTGACCCCAAGAACCACTTACATAACTACCTACTGAAACAGCATTTGCGCCTGGATTTGAGGCCATTGTGTAGGTAAAAGTGGTTGTTCCTGTTACCGTAATAGCAAAAGTACCATTGTAAGCAGTTGGAGTAGCGCCTGTAATTGTAACTACTGCACCTGTTGAAAGACCGTGTGCTGTTGCAGTAGTTAAGGTAGCAGTAGTTGTTACATAAGTAATGCTAGAAATGGCTTGTCCAGCAGCAGTGGTATATGCCTCGTAATACCCAGTGGTAGTGTTATATCGAAACATACCAGCAACTGGCAAAGCAGACCGCTGTGCCGTAGTTCCTGATGGCACTTGAATTTCTCCAGTACCGCTAAATGTGGCATCTTGAGAAACTGAAAGAGTGCCTGTAATGGCTGTATTACCACCAATAGTAGCTGTACCGCCAGCAGTAAAGTTTCCACCAACAGATAAAGGTCCTGGGATATATGGATTTGTTAAAGCAACACCAACAGCACCCGTAATGGTTGTGCTAGAAACCGTTTGGGAAGGGCTAACTGTATACGTGCCTACCCCGCCAGTACCTGTACCAAAAGCGGTAATTGCCGTCCCAGAAGTAACTCCTGTGCCAGAAATATACTGCCCAACAAACAAAGTACCAGAAGTAACAGCTGTTACAGTTAAAGTTGTTGCAGAAATAGACCCTGTTACTACCGCAGCTGTATAAGCTGATAAAGAGCCAGCAGCTGATAAATTGCCAGTTTCAGTCGTAGACCCAGTAACAGATAAGTTACCGTTTACAGTAAAGTCACCAGCAGAGCCAGTTTGAGATGAATAACAATTAGATCCATCGTAATATACTTGAGCAGTAACGCCATTTGGAATAGATACTGTAGTTCCAGAGGCAGCGCCAATTAAAACGGCATAACCGCCAGAAGTGGCGTTTTTTACTATATATAGCTTGTTTTGACCTGTTGGAATAACAACTTGACGGACTGCAGAATTTGTACCGCCTAACACTAAAACCGCATTACGAGCCTCATCTGAAACACCGTTATAGTTTGTTAAAGTGTAATTAGCGTTAGACATAGTAATTGTCTGAACGCCAGTAATAGCCTGTTCTAACAGGGTTCCAAGGTTATTGTTGGTTGTAGTACCCCATGTACCAGACTGATCTCCGTTACCAATAAGCTCTAATTTGAGCGAGGTTGAGTAGGTAGATGCCATTATTTATCCTTGCGTATCATCAATAGTTGTCCAGCCAGGGCTTTGAGTATTCCCAATAGTAGTCCAATTCGCTGTCTGGGTGTTGCTAATAGCGTTCCAAGTTACTGTTTGACTGTCGTCAATTCTAATCCATCCACGTTGGATAAGTATATCTAATATATTAATATTTTCAGCAACTGCAGCCAAAAAAGCTGCCTGAACGGTTTGGTTATTTGAAGAGGTAACAGCCTCCACAATGTCTTCTAAAAATCCTGCGGCTACAGACTGAGAATCTGCTAAATTAAAGTTTTCAATAATAGAAAATAGCACAATTAAACCAGCAATAGCATCAGCTTCTAAAGTTTGATTTTCAGTAATGCTTGCAACAAATTGGGCTGCAATAGTCTCTAAATTAGCTATATTTAAATTTTCAGTAATACTTGGCTTAAATTGGGCTGTAATAGTATCTGTTTCAGCAGATGTAATTGGTTCAGTTATATTTTGTCCAAAAGTTGACTGCTGTGTACTTGAATCTAAAACTGTAATAATTGGCTCTGTACGATCTTCTAATGCAGCAAAATATTGAACGCTAGAATCACCAGCAGTAAAGTTTTCTGTTTGCACTGCAGCAAATTGAGCAGTTATTGTAAAAGTATCAGCAGGATTAAAGTTTTCCGCTATGGATTGCAGGAAAGTAGATGCTTGGGAACTTGAATCATTAACTGTAATGGCTTCCGTTCTGCTACCAAAAAAGTTAACCCCAGCATCATTTATAACGTCTGCCACAATAATTGGCTCTGCTTGAGATACCAAATAAGCAAATGTTTGACTGCTTGAATCGGCTAACGATGAATCTTCTGTAATTGAAAATACGTAAGCATTTGTGCCTAAACCAGCAAATGTGCTTTGAGCAAAGGCACTTATTCCAAACATTACAGAATTACCCAGTTAGCCGTAGTATCAATCGTTACAGTTACACCCGTATTGATAGTTATAGGACCAGCGCTCATAAGGTTGTAGTTAGCTGGAGATGTGTAGTTGGCTGATATGGTTGTAGCATTTAAATAAAATGGGGCTGCCGATGTAGCGGTATATCCACCTGTAGCTGAAACAGTTGTAAATGCCCCTGTAGTAGGCGTTGTTGCACCTACAGTACCGTTAATATTAATTGAAGCTGTGCCTGTAAGGTTTGTTACTACACCACTTGCTGGAGTTCCTAAAGCGGGAGTTACAAAGGTAGGAGAAGTAGCCAAAGCCACAACGGTGCCTGATCCTGTTGTTGTATACGAAGTACCCCAAGCGCTACCAGTAGAGTTAGCAATACCAGCACCAGGGTAAACCATACCTGAAGGCGCTGTAGTAGAAATCCAAGTAGTACCGTTAGATGTTAATAAATTTCCATTGGTTCCAGGAGCTACAAATTGAACGCCAGAAGTTCCATTTCCTAATATAACGTTATTAGTTGTTAAAGTAGATTGCCCTGTACCGCCTCCAGCGGGTTGCAATACCCCTGAAGAATTTATCTGCGAGCTTTCAATTGCTACGTTATTTGCTTGTGTCATTTATTTAACTCCGCTTTCAATACTTTGACTTCTGCAGATAGCTCTTTTACTGCCTCAATAAGTAAACCAACCATATTTCCATAGGCTACTGATTTATATCCTTCTGGGTCTTCATGTACTAACATTGGCAAAACTTTTTCTACTTCTTGCGCAACTACACCGATTTCTGGCCTGTTATTACGTAAATAAGATACACCACGCAAAGATTCTACTATTTGAACAGCATTTGTCAGAGTTTGAATATCTGATTTGAGACGTTTATCAGAAGAAGAAACCACGGAAACTGCAGTCAAAGCACCAGTAGATGCGTTATAAGAAACAGCATTAGTATTAGAAATAGATGCTGTAGTTAATGCTCCAGATGTTGATGTTGTGCCAACAATATAATAAGTGCCAGAAGTTGTAGTACCTGTTACAGTTGGGCCAGTTACAGTAGAAGAAATAGTAACGTTTCCAGTCGGACCTGAAACACTAATACCAGTTCCAGCTGTAATTGAATTAACTACGTTTGTAACTGCAACGGCTGTAAAGTAAACAACTTGCACTAAGTCACCTGTAACAGCGCCAGACGCCAAAACAATAGATGTACCGCTTGTTGCTGTGTAATCAGCCTGACCTAATTTAATACCATTACGGTAAACGCCTTCTACAAGACCTACTGTATAAGTAACTGTAAAAGTAGTTTGTCCTGACGTGGCAGTAAAGTCAGTAATGTTCAGAGTGCTTGCTCCTGGGGCAGCTGCCCAAGCAGGAACACCACCAGATACGGTTAATACTTGACCAGAAGTACCAATAGGCAGTCTTGCAGCCGTACTAGCAGAAGCCTCATAAATAAGGTCTCCTGTGGTTGTCATTGGGTTTAAAGCATTAAAAGCAGCTGTAGCCGTAGTCTGACCTGTACCACCATTAGCAATAGCAACGGTTCCAGAAATGCTGCCAGCTGGATAGCCAGTACAGTTAGCTAAATTACCAGAAGATGGGGTGCCTAAAACTGGCGTTACTAAAGTTGGTGATGTAGATAAAACAACGTTACCAGAACCTGTAGAAGTTGTAGTTCCTGTACCACCAGCCAACACAGGTAAAGTTCCTGCAGTTAATGTAGATGCACCACTTGAATATAAAGCATTATTAGCTGCTACAAATGTAGTTAATCCTGTGCCGCCATAAGCTGGAGTAATAGTTCCACCATTCCATGTGCCGCCTGTAATTACAGTAGATCCTAAGGCTAAAGAGTTTGTACCCCAAGTAACACTCTCAGGAATATATGCATGTACATCCCATGTACCACCAACGGTTCCGTTAGATAAAAGGGCAATAGCAGCTGCACCACCAGCAGCAACAGTGCCTACAGCGCCAGAAGCATTATCAACAATGGTTAAAGTGCCAGTAGCGTTGTTGTTAAATTCAAATGTAGTTGTATTAGTTAGTGTTGTAGCGTCAGGTAATTTAAATGTCTGACCGCCTGTGCCGTTTAATATTTGGCTAAAAGTAGAAGCCGCAGTTAGTGTAGTAGTGCCACCAGCAGCTGTAACTGTTGTGCTGCTTTGATTTAGGCGATTAATAGATACGTTTTGGTTAGCGTCCCGTAACATAACGGAATTAGCGCCACTAGAAGATGTAACTCCTGTTCCTCCATAAGCCACGCCAATAGTCGAGCCATTCCAGGTTCCTGAAGCAACTGTGCCTAATGCACTAACGTTTGCAGAAGCATCAAGATTTACAGATTTGCTTGAAGGATAAGTAACAAATACGTTAACAGTGCCACTAAATGTAACAGCAGATCCTGAATTGCTGGACGAAAGAATAGTAGTACGAGTTAACGTACCACCCGTGGCATATGTGCCAATACCTACTTCCCAGTTGCCAGAGGTATCCGTTGCTGCATAGTAAGTAGTGTTACCGTTTCCAACAACAGAGAAAGATTGAAACCCTAAAACAGAACCTGTAAGCGTAAAACTTACAGTTGTGTTTGCAGTTCCAGTCTGCTGGACTCGATCATACAGCGCTAGAGCCATTTAGGACTCCTTAGCTAGTAGCGGTTGTGCTATAAGTAACGCTTACTGTGTCGCCTGATGTAACGGTCTTAGCTGTACTAAAGTTACCTTCTGAATACAAAGTACCAGCAGTAGAGCTAATTGTGCTAACAGCGCCAGAACCTGTAACTAAGAAACAACCATAAACCGTTGCAGAACCTGTCATTGTGTAAGTAATGGAGGCTGCGCTAGATGTGGTTACGTTAGATGGTGTAGTTCCAGATGATGTGGCTGCACTAAATACTGCTGTTCCACGCACTGCTGAACCGCCAACAGTATAGGTTGTTAACTCAGTCCATGTTTTAGAAGACATAGTATCTGTAGCAGCAAACGTTGTGCTGTTATTAATTAGACCTAAAAATGGTCCAACTGTGGTGTATGTGCCAGAAGTACGCAATAGGGTATCAAGCATCAGCTGTTTGCCTACGGCAACAACCAGGTTAGGAAATTCTTCTTCCCACTTTATATTACCTTGTGCATCACGGCACTCAACAACGTAAAAACCGTCTTGATACATGCCTTCTGGGATGGAGGCATTTGCCTGTAATGTTGCTACAGCGTGATCGCCACAGCTTGCTATTTCTTTTTGCATAAAATGCTCCTTAATTTGAAAACCGAATAATAGCGTCCGAAGAATTATCCGTTGGAAACGTTATAGTAAATGAGGTTGTAGCAGTTTTTTCTGATCCAAAACTCAATACCGCAACAGCTGCACTTGTATTGCTATTGTAAATTAAAGCCCCAGACGCTGTAAAAGAAGCTGGATTCCAAGTTACATCAGCAAACGAAACATAAGCTACGTTATTACTTGTAGCTGGAGGTATAACAGTTAATATCTCACCACCAGCTGTATAGCCAGTTCCAACTACTTCGCCATCGGTAGTGTAGATTAAAGTGTCTGGGCTTAAGTTAGCATTGGCTGTATACAAAGCAATCTTGTATGTATATGGAGTGCCAACGGCAAAGTTCTCCAAAGCACTTAAACAGTTCTTTTGAAAGATGGTAGTTTGACCTTGCTCTATCATGGCTGAACGTGTGCAATCCTATATTGACCATCTCTGTAAGCATCGCCACGCTCAAGGCCAGAACCAAGGCGATTAAGCTGGGCAAGCGCTTCTTGATACTTAGATTCGTAATATGTAATAAGGTCTTGCTCACCTTTCATAAACAGCATAGCTTCACGCATAGCGCCATAAAACAGCACTGGATCGTAGTTATCGCCAAGCCATGAAGTGCCTGTAGCGTTAGAAATAGCAGTTACTGGTATTGAAAATCCTGATCCAGAACCGCCAATATTAGATGATGCTGCACTTAATACATCGCCAGACTTATAAAATTGACCACCAAATTTAAGCGTAACAGTTGTTATGGCACCACTGGTAATTAAAATGTCAGCCGTAGCGCCTGATCCAGAGCCACCAGTTAATGGAATATTTTGATATAGCCCATTGGTATATAGCGAACCAGCAGTCACTGTTCCAAGGGTAGTAATCTGACCTTGAACAATGGTTGGTGGATAGTAGAAATAGTGCATTTCTACTGTGTAATTAGAATCTGGCGTTGGCCCTATGATGTAAGACAGCTCATTAATGTTGCTGTATTGAGAGCCAAACAAAGCGTAATGTTTTGGCAAGCCAGTATCCGTAGGATTTGGGTATGCCTCACGAATATAGTTCACATCTTTATTTAAAAGATAGGTGTAATTGGCTGTATTTGAACCATAGTTTTGTACCACTGCTAAAGAAAACGTAGCTAAATAGTCATCTGGTAATGACAAATATGGATTACTAGAAGTCAGCGTCCCCGTTACATTTTTGCGCAACGAAGGCAATTGAACCGAGTTGTATATACGTTCTTCAGCCTCTTGCACAAATACAGGAATAGACGCTACGAATAGCGCCTCTGTATTCTCTGTGTAGCTCTGAATGTTGTTATACAGCTGCTCGTAATTCATAACTTATGCCATTGGTCCACGGCATTT